CTGAAATTAGCCCTAGCCTCCGGTTCTTCTATAACCTTGGCGGGTACGAATGGGTCGGTGGTCACGAAACCGACGACGGAATCGGCCTCAGAGTCTGTGGCAAAACAGCCATCTCATTCCCCGGTGCAAAACGCCGGCCTGAGTCAGAAGCAGCGAAAGCAGCTAAAGAAGAAATTGAGGAACTTAGGCAGTGGGAGTGGCCAGAACGCGGGCCAACCGCTGAATGGTCATCCCTTGCATTCCAAGCCGGAAGGCACAGGAGCGTCCCTCCCCCCGAGAACTTAAGAGAAGCTATCGAGGAAACCATTAAACTCTATCCTCACACCGTACCTACGGATGGAATGAGTGATTTGGATTTCTTGCTTCCGATTGACGTTCAAGCTGAAAAGCTGAATCTCAATTTTGTTTTGTTTTCGGATGTTCAGAGGGACTCCACACCTGGGGTTCCGGTGGCAGCCTTGGGCGGCACCAACGAAGACGTCATTAGGTCTTACGCAGACACTATTGCTTTTGCAGTAGTGGAGCGGATCAGAATTTTGGCCGAGTTGGGTGACCGCGTTAAGGATATGACACCGGAGCAACTGGTCCAGTGTGGAGCTTGCGACCCTGTGCGGCTTTTCGTGAAACAGGAACCACACCTCCAGGAGAAAATTCTCAGTGGGCGCTTCCGCTTGATCTGTTCAGTTTCGCTGATCGATCAATGTGTAGAGCGAGTTCTTTTCGGTGTTCAAAACCGTTTTGAAATTGCATCATGGAAGTCTGTACCGTCGAAACCAGGAATGGGATTAGATGATAAGGGTATTGCGGCGATTATAGCCGAAGTACGTCCACATTTGAAAGATCGCCCTGTCCAGATGGATATACGAGGATGGGATTGGTCTGTCCAATGCTGGGAGCAGGATGGGGAAGCAGAAATGCGGATCCGCCTGCATGACCTTAAGTGGGAATCGCGCTATGCGAGAGCTATTCGAGCTCGTATGGCAGCCTCCGGTCTTTCGGTCTTTGTCCTAAGCAACGGGCGGCTCATTGCCCAGAGGAGACGTGGGGTGATGAAGAGCGGGCAATATATCACAAGTTCTAGTAATTCACGTATTAGAATACTCGCTTCGAATAACTAAGGCCACATGGTCAGCGGCCATGGGGGACGATAGTCTTGAAACGCCA